GAGATAATCCGGACGCCTATGTAGATGAGCAGGAATATGAGAAAATCTGCAAGCTGTTAAAATTAATGATCCATCCGGACCTACGATGTAGCATCTATGAAGGACTGGAAGAATACGCGTGGTTCATGATTGTCGCAGGACTCTGTACATTCTGCAGAAACACAGAACGGAAAAGCAGGTTCTATGTGACAATTCTGCTTGAAATAGCAAGAAAGAATTTCAAAACATTCAATTCAGCGGTGATTTTTATCCTATTGATGCTGACAGAGCCGGATTTCTCCAGATTCTTTTCGGTTGCACCGGATCTGGCACTGTCGTCAGAGCTGAAGAATGCAATCCGGAAAATCATAAAAGTCAGTCCGGTACTCTATAACGAAGATGAACCGGCATTTAAACTCTTGCGAAGTCAGATTAAATGCCTGCTTAATGATAATGAGTACACTCCGCTGGCATACAGCCAGGACGGAATGGATGGTAAACTGGCAAATGCCTTTCTGGCGGATGAAGCGGGCGCAATGGACAGCTATCCGGTAGAAGCAATGCGTTCCTCTCAGATTACTTTGCTTAATAAGCTGGGTATCATCATCAGTACGCAGTATCCGAATGATAACAACGTGCTTGTGGATGAAATAGATATTTCCAAGAAATCTCTGGATGGTCTGATTGATGACCGAAGGAGATTTTCGTTGTTGTATGAACCCGACAATGAATTTACACAGGGGGACATCTGGCAGAAGGAAGACCTTGTCATTTACCAGAGCAATCCTGTGGCGGTAGACAACGAAACGATATTTGAAAACATTAAAAAAATGAGAACGTATGCAATATTGTACGAGAATAAGCGTGAAAACTACCTCTGCAAGCACAACAACATCATGTATAAAGGGCTGGGCGTTGAGGGCTATATAGAAATTACGAAGGTTCGAGAGTGCTGTATTCCGAAAAACAAAGATTTCTGGAAGGGAAAGCACGTTTATCTGGGGCTTGACCTTTCGCAGACAGAGGACAATACGGCGGTTGCTATGGTGACATACGATAATGATAAAATCTATGCCAAGGTATGGGGATTTCTGCCGGAAGGACGGCGTGAGATTAAGAGTGCGAAGGAAAAAGTAGATTATCAGAAACTGGAACGGGAAGGCTGCTGCTTTGCCTGCGGCGATGAGGTCATTGATTATGGCTTCGTAGAACGGTTTATTTTAGGCTTGCAGGAGGAATACGGCGTGATTATTGAGCAGGTCGGCTATGACAAGTACAACGCCATCAGTACGGTGCAGAAGCTGGAGGGGGACGAGGATACGCCGCTGGAATGTGTTGAAATCATGCAGCACTCCAAGGTTTTGCACAGACCGACAAAGCTATTGAAGGAATACATCCTGAACAAAAATTTCTGCTATGAGCCAAACAAGCTTTTGGAAATCAACTTCCAGAATGCCAGATGCACAGAGGATACCAATCTGAATAAATACGTAAACAAAAAGAAATCTGCCGGAAAGGTGGATGCAGTTGTGGCCCTTATCAATGCGATATACTTGTTAGACCAAGGTGTGATTTTGGCAAATGAGAGCTGGGGCGCACAGGTAATTTAAGAGAGGAGGAGAAAAAAGTGGGTTTGTTTAGAAGAAAGGAAAAGCCGGAGGAGCGTGCTGATCCGGGGAGAGAGGTTGATGCATCTGACAGCCTGCTGAGAGCGCTAATCAGCGGAACCGACGTGGACAAGACGATTCTGTTACAGATTCCTGCTGTTAGGGGATGTTTGGAAAAGATTGCCGGAACGGTCTGCCGCCTGCCGATTAAGCTATACCGCAAGGTAGACGGTAAGGTCGAGGAAATCACAGAGGATGCCCGCCTGCGCCTGCTGAACAAGGAAACAGGGGATACCCTGAATGCGGATGAATTCTGGCGCGCCATGCTGGAGGATTACTATTTGGGCAGAGGTGCGTATGCGTACATCCGAAAGAATGGCATAGGAGAGTATGAGGGCCTGCATTATGTGGAGGAAGAAAAGGTTTCGGTGCTGAAAAACTATGACCCGATACTGAAAAGCTATTCTATTATGGTTATGGGAAAGACATATCATCCGTTTGAATTTCTGAAATTGCACAGACGAACAAAGGATGGAGCCGAGGGGATTCCACTGTGGCAGGATAATCCGTTGATTTTCAGCGTTGCCTACAATTCCTTTGTTTTTGAAGAAAAACTGGTCAAAAAAGGCGGCAATAAGAGAGGGTTCATTGAAGCGGAGGACAGGCTTGATAAGGGTGCGATTGAATCTATTAAGAGAGCTTGGAACAACCTGTACAGCAACAATACAGACAATGTTGTAGTGCTGAACAAAGGGGCGAAATTCAAGGAATCCTCAAATACATCTGTTGAAATGCAGTTGAATGAGAACAAAGAAAGCAACGCGAAGGATATTTGCGGAATGTTCGGATTCTCCTCCCGAATCCTATATGGCGAAGCAACACAGGAGGACAGAAAAGAGTATATCAATGCCATAATGTCACTGTTAAACGTGATTGAGACGGCTCTGGACAAAGACTTGCTGACCGAAAGGGAGAAGGAGTCTTTTTATTTTGCCTTTGATACCAAGGAACTAACGAGAGGCAGTTTGAAGGAGCGATATGAGGCCTATGCACTTGGTCTTACAAATAATTTCTTGCAGATTGATGAAGTAAGAGCCAAAGAAGATATGGAGCCGTTGGGCTTCAAATGGGTTCGTATCGGTCTGAATGACGTTTTGTTGGATGTGGAAAAAGGAATCATCTACACACCTAACATGAACGCTGTTGCGGATTTGAACAATCCGAAGGGAGGTGAAGGAAATGAAGGTTGAGGTAAGAACAGACAATTCCGTAAAGATTACAGGATATGTAAATGCTGTTGAGCGGGAGAGTAAGCCGGTAGCCACGCCGAAGGGCATGGTAAATGAACTGGTGGAAAGCGGTGTGTTCAACCGTGCATTAAGCGTAGCGGGAGATATTCCGATGACGGTAGACCATATTCCGACAAAGATTGTGGCACGAACCGCCGACAACACCTTACAGCTGAAAGAGGACAATATTGGTCTTTGGGCGGAAGCTACTGTAACAGAGGAACGGGTTGTGCGAGCCGCCAAAGAAGGAAAGCTGAAGGGCTGGAGCTTTGGCATGACAAATGTGCTGGACGCAGTAGAGGAAAGAACCGAAAAGCTGCCTTTACGGCGCATCAAGGGGATGGCGCTTGACCATGTGACCTTAGTGATTGATAAGATTCCTGCGTACAGTGCAACATCCGTTGAACTGCGTGCAGGGGAAGAGGAATATCTGGAGACAAGAACATTTGACAGTACGGTAGAAGTGTCTGCAACAAAAAATGTGGACTATTCTAAATACGAAGAAAGAATTAAAAAAGCGAAAGGGGAATAAAAATCATGGAATTTTTGAAGAAAATGAGAGAAAACAGAGAAGAAAAGGTAAAAGCAATGGAAAATGTTCTGAATGCGGCCAAAACCGAGAACAGAGCCATGACCGCAGAAGAACAGGAGAAATTTGGCAATATCGAAAAAGAAATTGCAGACATCGACAAAACGATTGAGGCGGAGGAAAGGGCAATCGAGGCGAAAAACAAGAATGCAGGTGGCGGAGAGCCTAAAAAGGAAACACAGGAGGAGCTTGAAGAAAGAGCCTTTGTGAAATATGTTCTGGGCGCAGCGGCAGGCTTGGAGGAAAGAGCCGGCGAATTGAACCTGACAATGGCAAACAACGGTGCAATCGTACCGACAACGATTGCAAACAAAATCATCAAAAAGGTTAAGGACATTTCTCCAATCCTCTCCAGAGCGACTGTATATTACATGACAGGAGAATTGAAGGTTCCTGTTTATGGCGAAAGCGAAGGTCATGATGTAAAGGTTGCATATTCCGATGATTTTACGGAGCTGACAGCGGATGCAGGCAAATTTACATCCGTAGACCTGAAGGGTTATCTGGTTGGCGCATTGACGCTGATTGGCAGAAAACTGAAAACAAATGCCATGTTCAATGTGACGGATTTTATCGTGAACTATATGGCAGAAGAAATTGCATCCTTCTTGGAGGGGGAACTGCTGAACGGGACACCATCCAAGATGGAAGGCGCACTGTCTACCACAAATGAGAAAACAGCAGCGGCAGCAGCGGCTATTACTGCGGATGAACTGATTGACTTGCAGGCGAAGGTAAAACAGGCGTTCCAGTCTGATGCGTGCTGGATTATGCACCCCGAAACATTTACAGCGGTAAAGAAACTGAAAGACGGGCAGAACAGATACCTTTTGCAGGACGATTTTACAGGAGAATTCCCGTATAGACTGCTGGGCAAGCCTGTATTCGTATCTGACAATATGCCTAAAATTGCAACAGGCAAAAAGCCGGTTCTGTATGGCGATATGAGCGGGCTGTCTGTAAAGATTGCAGAACAGCTGGAAATTGAAGTTCTGCGTGAAAAATACGCAACACAGCATGCCATTGGTGTAGTTGCATGGATGGAGCTGGATTCCAAAGTAACGGACAGTCAGCGTATGGCGGTGCTGAAAATGGCTTAAGGGGGGTAACGGCATGAAGGTAAGAGCGACGATAAGCTTTAGTGGTTTGATTTCGATGTATGCCGGAGAAGTGAGAGAAGTTGAGGATTCTTATATCCTCAACGACCTCATGAGAGCAGGCTATGTTGTGCCGGCAGAAGCGGAAAGCGGGAATCCGCAGACAAATTCGGATTCGGAAGGCGAAGGAGTGCTGTTAGAAGGAACGCTGGATACCGAGGAATTGGAAGGAATGACAGTTCCGGCACTGAGAGCATTGGCAAAGCAGATGGGTTTGGATGATGCAGGGAAAAAGGCGGATCTGATTGAGAGGATTTCTGCTGCAAAGGTTTCTGTGGATGCAGAAGGTTGTGATTCTGATGAAGCTTAGGGAGGTAAGCGCAGAGAACCTGATTCGTTTCGGAAAAATTGACGATACGGACGAAGAAACAGAGGTTATCGAGGCTATCATTGAAGCAGGACGGAAATTTGTATTGAGTCAAACCGGTTTGGAGCTTGAGGAAACCGATGATAAGCCTGATCTGGCGATTGCCATGCTGATGGTCTGTGCCGACATGTACGATAAGCGCAGCTATGAAACGGAAACAGGAAAGGCTCCGAGCGTGAATCTGGCGGCACAAGCCATCATTAACCAGTATTGCAGAAATATTTTGTAAGTGGGTGATGAAATGCAGGCAGGAGACTTAAGGCACCGCATAGAGATACAGCGGATTATCAAAAGACGGGAAGCGGATAAAAGCATCCGGACAGAATACCGGACGATAAAAACCGTATGGGCGAAGGTAAACGGCTTATACGGACGGGAATGGTGGGAAGCCAGAAAGTATGGCGCAGAGGGGACAGTAGAGTTTACCATTCGGTATGGAGCGGTGAAGGATCTGACGGTAAAAGACAGGATTCTTTTTCGTGGAACGCTTTACAATATTATTTCCGTTGATAATACCCTTTTTCAGGATAATTTTCTGAAAATCAAAGCAACGGCAGATTTAACGCATTGAGGTGATAGCATGGGCTCATTGGAAGATTTAGACAAAGTCTTTGCGGCATTGGAGAAACAGTTTCCGGAAGACAGAAGAGAACTGGTAGAGGATGCGGGTGTGATTATGTATGAGAGGGTCATGCGCAACATCGATGCGGAAACCAAGGAGCAGAGCGGCAGACTGCGGGAAGCATGCCATCTGGTTATCGGCAGCGGCGGTGGTTATGCCGCTGTGCGAAATGATAACAGGAAAGCACCGCACGCGCAGCTCGTTGAATTTGGACACAGGCTGATTAAGGGAG